ATGTCGCCCCGCTATGCCACGGTCAACCCGGCTGCTAACGCTGGCCTTGTCGAAGGCATGAAGGGTCTGTTCAACCCCACCGATACCATCAGCAAGCAGTTCAAGAACGGCATGATGGGCACGGGCGTTCTGGGTCTGGACGAGATCAATATGTCGCAGTCGATCAAGCAGCACACCAATGGCGACTGGGGCACCAGCATCACCGTTGGCTCGACTGTTTCGTCGCAGGGTTCGACCAGCCTCGCTATCGCCTTCACGGGTTCTAGCAAGACTTGGAACGTGGGCGACGTGTTCACGGTCGCTGGCGTGTATGCGGTCAACCCGCAGACCCGCGAATCGACTGGCTCGCTCCAGCAGTTCGTGGTGACGGCAGCGGCGTCGGGTTCCTCGACGGCCACTCTGAGCGTCAGCCCGGCGATGTACACCTCGGATCAGGCTCTGGCGACGATCAACGCCTTCCCGCAGTCTGGCGCCGTGGTGACGATGCTGGGTTCGGCCACGGGCTCGTACCCGCAGAACCTCGTGTATCACAAGGATGCCATCACGTTTGCCACCGCCGACCTGCTGCTCCCGCAGGGCGTCGATATGGCTTCGCGTCAGGTGCATAACGGTATTTCGATGCGTGTTGTCCGTCAGTACGACATTAACAATGATCGTCTGCCGTGCCGTATCGACGTGCTGTATGGCTACGGGGTCATTCGCCCGCAGATGGGCGTGCGGCTCTGGGGCTAATCTAGAAACTCTTTAGAAGGATATAGAAAATGGCAATTCCTAATGGTGCTGGTGGCTACCAGTTTAATGACGGCAATACTGGCGAAGCCCTGCTGTTCGTTCAGGGCGCTCCCACGGCCCTGACGGCGGGCGCTACGGCCACGGCGGCGCAGCTTGCAAACGGGCTGTTCACCTTCAACGGCACGGCTGGCAACCTCCAGTTGCCCACCGTGGCCGATCTGGAGGCCGAGGTGTCGTCGGCGTCTAAGGTGAACGCGGCGTTCGATTTCTACGTCATCAACATTGACGCGGGAACGGACGACATCACCCTGACGACTGGCACGGGCTGGACGATTGTTGGCGCTGCTGCTGTGACCGAGGGTACTTCGGGCCACTTCCGCGCCCGCAAGACCGGCGACGGCAGTTGGACGGCGTATCGTCTGTCGTAACTCATAGGGGGGCTTCGGCCCCCCTATGCCTTTGGCAATTTACTTTGTGAAGGTGATTCATGGCTAACAACAAGCCGATTGGTGTCGCATACGCCGACCCGGAGCTTGATAGTCTGACCGTCACCGGAACGTCTGCTCTGGGTGCTGTTACGGCGTCTAGCGTTACGACTTCCGGCGCGGCGGCGGCTTCAAACGCTGTGGCTGGCGTGTACTTCTACTCGACTGCTATTACGGCCAATACCACGGTGACGACTGCTCCGAAGGGATCGCTTGGCATGACCAGCAATGCAACTGGTCTTGGCAAGCTGTTCTATTCGGACGGCTCTAAGTGGCAGATTGGTTCGGTAACTCCGTAAAAGGGGAGGGGGGCTTCGGCCCCCCTATTTAACGTATGTCTGTAATTTATCTTCGTCATCGTAGGCACGGTACTAAAGTAGCTATGTCCGATTCTGAGGCGGCGCTGGACTGCCAGAACGGATGGGAGGAGTTTGACCCTACAGAAGATGACGAGGAATCTGTAGAGGATGAGGGCGCGGAGCCTGTAAACGTATTGCAGGTCAAGCGTCGCGGGCGGCGTCCCAAGGAGGCTAGTGCGTGAGTAATTCTGCGACGGCTAGTGAGCTTATCAAAGGATCGCTGCGGCTTTTAGGCCAGTTGGCCGAGGGCGAGGAGCCGTCTGCCGAAACCATGCAGGACTCCATCATGGCTATGAATCAGATGATTCAGTCATGGAATACAGAGCGCCTGTCTGTATTTAGCACTCAAGACCAAGTGTTTACTTGGCCGCCTAACGTAGCCACTAGGACGATAGGCCCGACCGGCGATTTTGTCGGCAACCGCCCGATTGAGGTGGACGACGCCACATACTTCAAAGACCCGGCGACTGGACTGTCGTTCGGCATCAAGCTGATTAACCAGCAGCAGTACGACGGTATCGCGCTCAAGACGGTTACGTCAACGTACCCGCAGGTAATGTTCGTCAACAATACCTTCCCCGACACGACCATGACCGTGTATCCCATTCCTACCAAGGCGCTGGAATGGCATATCGTGTCGGTGCAGGAGCTATCGCAGGTTTCTACCGTAGCGACGGTTATCTATTTCCCGCCCGGATATTTGCGGGCGTTTCGCTATAACCTTGCTATGGAACTGGCGCCTGAGTTCGGCGTGGAACCTTCGCCGCAGGTTACGCGCATCGCCATGACCAGCAAACGCAATCTGAAGCGGGTCAACAACCCGAATGATCTGATGGCGATTCCGTACCCGATTGTTGCAACTCGCCAGCGGTACAACATTTACGCTAACAATTTCTGATGAAAACGCCAATACTCGGGTCTACCTATGTGGCGCGGTCGGTCAACGCCGCTGACGCGCGCATGGTCAACTTATTCCCGGAAGTAGTGCCTGAAGGCGGCAAGGAGCCGGCGTTCCTGATGCGGGCGCCGGGCCTGAACCTGTTGGCTACTGTCGGCACCGGCCCCATTCGCGGTTTGTGGCAGCTAGGCGCGTATATGTACGTTGTCAGCGGCGGTATGCTGTACAAAGTGGATAGCAATTACGCTGCTACCGCACTAGGCCCAATCGCCAATCTGGGGCCGGTATCCATGACGGATAACGGCACGCAAATTTTTATCGCAGCCAATCCGCAGAGCTATATCTACAACACCAGCACAAACGTGCTGGCGCAGATAACCGACAACGACTTCCCTGGCGCGGCTACCGTGGGCTATCTGGACGGATACTTTGTGTTCACGGAGCCTAACAGCCAGAGGTTTTGGATAACTAGCCTGCTAGACGGATCGGCCATAGACCCGTTGGATTTTGCCAGCGCAGAAGGCTCCCCAGACGGGCTGGTCGGGCTAATTATTGACCACCGGGAAGTGTGGCTGTTCGGCACGAATAGCGTCGAGGTTTGGTACAACGCCGGCTTGTTGGACTTCCCGCTACAGAGGGTTCAGGGCGCGTTTAATGAGATTGGTTGCGCCGCCCCATACTCCATAGCCAAAATGGATAACTCTATTTTCTGGCTCGGCAAAGACGCCCGTGGTCAGGGCATGGTTTACCGAAACGACGGTTACGTCGGGCAGCGCATCTCTACCCATGCCGTTGAATGGCAGATTCAGCAGTACGGCACGGTGTCGGACGCAATCGGGTACACCTACCAGCAGGACGGGCATAGCTTCTATGTGCTGACGTTCCCCACGGGCAACGCTACTTGGGTGTTTGACGTTGCGACGGGCGCATGGCACGAACGCGCCGGCTGGCTGAACGGAGACTGGACTAGGCACCGCAGCAACTGTCAGGTTTTCTTCAACAACAAAACCATTGTTGGCGATTACCAAGACGGGCGCATTTATGCGTTCGATCTTGACTATTACCAAGACGACACGCAGCCGCAGCGTTGGTATAGATCGTGGCGGGCGCTGCCGACCGGCCAGAACGATTTGAAGCGGTCTACGCAGCACAGCCTACAGCTTGATTGCGAAACGGGCGTCGGCATCAATTTAGGCCAAGGCAGCGACCCAGAAGTCATGCTCCGCTGGTCAGACGACGGCGGGCATACATGGTCATATGAGCATTGGAACAAGATGGGCAAGATAGGCCAGTACGGCTACCGCACCATCTGGCGTCGTCTTGGCATGACCATGAAGATTCGTGACCGAGTGTATGAGGTATCCGGCACCGATCCGGTGAAGCTGGCAATCATGGGCGCAGAACTGTTCGTGACGCCGACCAATGCCTAATCCGGTCAACATCACAAGTATAACCCCGCCGAGAGTTCCGCTTACTGACGAACGGACAGGGCTTATATCGCGGGAGTGGTACAGATTTTTTCTTAATCTGTTTCAACTGACTGGTAACGGCAGTAACCAGATTTCGTTGACCGACCTACAATACGGCCCATCACCTCTTAGGGTAGAGGACATACCCGGCCCGCCGGATGATGTAGCGCCTGCGCCAGCTACGTCGGAAGTATCTGCCGGCCTAAACGACGTTCGGCAAGAACTGCAAACGCTGCCGTCGCCTGCTACGGCAGAAGTCACGGACAGCCTAAACGACGTTCGGCAAGAACTGCAAACGCTGCCCCGCGACGAGCTTGGCACGATGGCTGCGCTTCAGCAGGCCAATTTGCCGTGGGTCACGTTCAACACGGCGGCTAATAGTATACCCCCAACGGTAGGCACCGTGGCATGGGACGGCGGCACTACCCTAAACGTGCAGGCTACGTCCAGCGTTTTGATTCGCGTTGGAGAGTCCGAATATGTATACGCCAAGGCATCTTCTGCGATAACCAAAGGGCAACTTTGTTATCACACGGGTGCAGTAGGGGCGTCGGGCGTCATCACGGTGGCCCCTACGCCTTTGGCGTTGGCCGACCCCAACCAGATTGTAGGCGTAGCCGCTGAAACATTGGCGCTAAACGCTTTCGGGCTTATCCAGATAAGCGGCGATTTGCGGGGCTTTAATACGACCGGCAGCAGCGTTGGCGAGGTGTGGGCTGACGGCGACGCGCTGTACTACAACCCGGCGTTTGTGGGCAGCATGACGAAAAACAAACCGTCTGCGCCTAACCAGAAAACCTACGTCGGAGAGGTGACTAACGCAGGCGCTGGTTCTTCAGGCTCTATGCACATACGAATTGTGCCGGGCACCATTCTTGGCGGCACCGACTCAAACGTACAGATTACCGGCGTCGCAGACAAGGATTTGTTGCAATACGACTCCGCGCTACAGTATTGGAAAAACGTAACCCCGGCATCTGTTATAGCCGGCGCGGGCGGCGCTCCGGTCACAAAAACCGCAAACTTTTCTGTAGCCAACGGTGAAACGTGGCTAATAAACAACAAGTCTGGATCGTCTTGCACGGTCACGTTGCCGGCAGCGGCTTCGTATACCGGGCGGGTGCTGCACTTCCAGAACTATCAGGCGCAGACGCTCGTGTCTGCGTCCAGCAACGTAGTACCGCTTGCCGGTGGGGCGGCGGGCACGGCGATCTTGTCGGCGGTCGCCGGGGCTAACGCCACCTTGGTTTCTGACGGCACAAATTGGATAATGACGCAATACACGTCCAACAACTCGCTGTTGCTGGAGTAAGGAGTTAACATGGCTGTTTATGTAAGGACTTTGGTTGAGGCTAAGACGGTTGAGTCGGTGCAGACGACGCAGTACACGTCGGTAGGCGTTACTACGATCATCGACAAGTTCACCGCTACCAACTACAACACGGCTGCCGCGACGATTAGCGTCAATCTGGTAGCCTCTGGTGGCGCGGCGGGCAACTCCAACATCATCACCAAAACCAAGACGTTGCAGCCGGCAGAGGTCTATACGTTCCCTGAGCTAGTCGGGCAGGTGTTGTTGAACGGCGACTTTATCTCCACGATTGCCGGGACTGCCAGCGCGATCAATATGCGCGTGTCTGGCCGCGAGGTCACGGCGTAATGGATTTAGTTGCCCAAAATAATACTGGGCTGGCGGCGCAAAAGATCGGGCTTTTGCAATCTGAATTGTCAAAACTGCCCCAGTACGAACCAGAGACTAAGCACTATTTTCACGGCGGTATGTACTGCCGCGAAGTGTTTAGGCACGCGGGGGTTCTAGTAGTCGGGGCAGTCCACAAGAAAGAACATTTTTACTTGATCGTATCTGGAACGGTAATGATTACGGATGGCGACGGGACGGCGCAAGAAGTGACCGGCCCCTATCTGTTCCAAAGCAAGCCCGGCACTAAGCGGGCTGTATACGCTTTGACCGACACTCTTTGTATGACTTTCCACGCACTTACTGCTAAAACCGTAGAAGATGCTGAATCTGAACTGATTGAGGTTGATCCTGAATCAATGTACAGTTTTGGCAATCAAATCAGACACCGAGAACTTGAGGTGCAGCCATGACTTTTTGGGTAGCTGGGGCCGTTGTTGGTAGCGCCGTAATCGGCGGGATAGCGTCAAATAAAGCTGCTAGTACCGCAGCCCGAGCGCAAGAACAGGCCGCGCAGACTAGCGCAGCAGCGCAGGAGCGGATGTTCCAGAAGCAGGTTGATCTTCAGGAACCGTGGCGTCAGGCGGGCGTTAACGCGCTTGCTCAGTTGCAGCGGCAGACAGGCGCTATGCCGGCGGCGTTTTCTGGGCAAGTTGATATGTCCCAAGACCCCGGCTACGCCTTCCGGCTTGCTGAAGGTCAAAAAGCCTTGGAGCGGTCGGCGGCGGCGCGCGGAGGGCTGTTGTCAGGGGCCATGCTGAAGGGCACGCAGAGGTTTGGGCAGGAGTTGGCGTCGCAGGAGTACCAGAACGCTTACAACCGCGCGCTTACCGAGTACAACGCTAGAGTTGCGCGGGAGGCTACGGGTTACAACCGGCTGGCGGGGCTGGCTGGAGTTGGTCAAACCGCAACCGGGGAATTATCGTCGGCAGCGCAGAATCTTGGCGCTAACTTGGGCAATCTGTACTACGGGGCCGGGACTGGCGCTGGGCAAGCTCGTGCATCTGGCTATCTGGGCATGGGCAACGCGCTGACCAGCGCGCTTGGTACGGGTCTTAACTATTACCAAGGGCAGCAGCTTATGAATAAGATGTTCCCGGCGTCAGGCGCGGGAGCGGGTACGTTCGGCGGCGGGTATAGCCCAGTTCCGGGCGGCGGCGTCCCCTCCACCCCATTTTTCGCTAGGTAATAATCATGGCAGACATTAACGCACTCATCGCGCAGGGTGTTAACCCGGTGCAGATTGAAAGCCCCGTCAACCAGTTTACCAAAATGCAAGCGTTGCGCGCCGCGCAGCAAGAGCAGCAGCTTAACGCGCTGAAGTTGCAGGAAACGCAAAGGGTTATGGGCCAGCAGGAAGCCTTGCGTAACTATCTGGCGGGGGCTACAGATACCGGCAGCCAAGAGTTTTTGGGTGGGCTGACGCAATTTGGTGAGTCAGGTTTGGCTATCCGCAAGGCACTGTCTGACGCGGAAGCGGCGGCGTTGACCCTCCAGAAAAATGAAGTTGAGTTGGTTGATTCAAAATTGAAACAGTCGCGGCAGCTTCTTGAAGGCGTTAGTACGCCAGAAGATTACCTGAAATGGCATTTGGCTAACCATTCTGACCCGGTGCTCGGGCGAGTTTTGGCCGCCAGAGGTGTGACTGCGGAGCAGTCTTTGGCGCGAATTCAGGCGGCTATGGCTCAACCGGGTGGCTTTGAGCGTCTGTTGAATGAGTCTAAATTGGGAGTGGAACGGTTTGCGGAACTAAACAAGCCTATCCTCACCTCGCAAGATTTTAGCGGCGGTATTAGGATTGTCAGAACACCGGGCATGGGTGGGCCGGCTACTGTAGTCCCCGGCTCAACGGTGACTAAAACGCTTACCGCTGACCAGCTCCGCGCGCAGGAATTGGAAGGTCGCGAAGTCGCCAGAACCATTACGGATGAGTTTGGTAACGTCATCCTTCTTAATAAGTTTGGTCAGGTTATCCCGCCGACTGCGGCTGCGGCTCCGGCTGCGGCTTCGACTTCGACTCCAACACTTCGTCCAGTTTCTGAGTTTCAAGACCAACTTGCTCAATCGCGCGCGGCCCCAACCGCTTTTCAGCTTGCGCCTACCGCTTTAGCGCCCCGTCAGGTTACTAGCGCGCCTACCGTTCCGGCTGCGGCTCCGGCTGCGGCTGCGGGCGCAGGCGCTCCGGTTACTCTGCGCGCGGCACCTAGCGCCACTGTGCAGAAAACACAAGCGCAGCAAAAGCAACTGTCTAAAGACCTTGATACCGCGTTATTTGAACTTAAGGAAGCGTCTAAAGATGGCGGCCTGATCGACCAGTCTACCGGCAGCGGCGTTGGCCGCGCTGTAGACTTTGGCGCTCGCGTTTTTGGCAGCGCCACAGAAGGCGACATTGCAATCGGTAAACTTAAGCCTATTGCAGACCTCGTACTGAAACTAGTTCCACGGTTTGAAGGCCCGCAGTCTGACAAAGATACTCAGTCATATAGGGAAGCTGCCGGTCAACTTGCCGACCCCGGTATGCCTACGAAAATCCGTAAAGAAGCGGCAAAAACCATCATTCGTTTGATGGAGAACCGCAAAGGTCAGTTTGTGACTAATGAAATGGCAAACCAAAGCGTTTCGGCGGCGAGCGGCGACGTTGACACCAGCAATCCACTACTGAAGTAAGGATCGCGCTATGGCATCTCTTGCTGAAATCATAAAAGACCCTAACTACGTCAACGCCAACGCCGCGACGAAGAAAGCTATTTTCGATAAATACGCGCCTCAAGACCCAAGCTACAGCAACGCCAACGCGGCTACGCAGGACGCCATACGCATCAAGTTTGGCGTGGCGCAACCGCGCGCTGCCGAACCCGAAGGTATACCCGGCCCTCGCGCAAACTTGCCTGCATGGGCCATTAACAACCCTGACTTGTACCGCACCGCCGTAGCAACCCGACAGGTCTTAGGGCCGTCGCTTGAAATGGCTGGCGGGGCTATCGGAGGAATTTTAGGCGGCGGCGCAGGGCTATTTGGAGGCGGCCCAGTCGGCGCAGCCGCAGGCGGCGTGGCCGGCGCGGGGCTAGGATACGGCACAGTCAAGCAGGGGCTGCGCGCTGTAGATATTGCTATGGGTTTGGAGCAACCGCAACCGTTGCCCACCGAAGCCAGTATAGCCGCCGGCAACGTAATGAGGGGCGCTACCGAAGAAATGGGCGGTCGAATGGTTGGGCCGGCTGTCGGATTAGCCGCTAGAGGCGTAGCCAAAGGCATTGGCAAAGTTGCAGACGTAGTAGACCTCCCGAACATACTGGCGGGTAAAATTGCGCGCAATATGTTAACTGTCCCCCCACAGCAATTGAGCGAGGCACGGGCGGCGTTGCGGGCAGCCGGGCTGGCCGACCTCCCCGACATCACGGCGCAGCAGGCGTTGGCGCGCGGCGGCGTATTAGCCCCCACCACGCAGGCTACGCTTGAAAAAGCGATTGTAAAAACTCCCGCAGTCGAACGTCGTTTTGCCACAGAAACCGCGCAAGAAGATGCGCGCAAGACCACTCTGCGCGCTGTTACGCCCGACATTGACGCGGCTATAGAGGCCCGCCGCGTAGCATCCAAGCCGTTCTATGAGGAAGCTGATAAGGCTCGCGTTGCAATCGACGCTGAATTGACCGACGTTATTTCGCGTATGCCAGAAGGAACGCTGGCAAAAGCCGCCGAGTTAGCCAAAATGGAGGGGCGCCCCTTCATCATGGGGAAGGCTGCGCCGGCCAAGACTACGATGGAAACGTCGGTTGATTGGCCCGCTATGCGGGAAACCCCCGAGCAGTTGGCAGAAATTACCGGTGAGTCGCTGCACTACATCAGGCGCGCCCTAGCGGACATCGCCTACGGCCCTACGGCCACGACGGGCGCTGGCCGAGATATGCAGCTTGCCGCCCGTGGGCTGTTGAACGACTATATCAAAGTATTTGAAAAGAAAGTGCCCGCGTATGGACAAGCGAGGAAAGTATACTCTGACTTGTCTGCCCCCGTTAACCAAGCGCAGGTTCTGCGCGAGATGGTGTCGGTGCTGGAGAAGCCCGGCGGCGGCGAACGAATCGGGCCATTCCTGAATGTTCTTGGTCGCGGCGAGCAGGCAATGCTCAAGCGCGCCGGGGGTAAAGGTGCTCCGCGTTTTGAATCCCTTGATGAAGTATTGACCCCAGAACAAATTTCTAAGGTGCGTGAAGTAGCGCGTCAGTTAGAAACCGAAACGGAAATTGGCCGCCAAGTCAGCGCCGGCCAGCAACTCGCCACCGAACTGCTTAAAGACGCTTTGCCGCAGTACAGGCTACCAAACATTTTCAACGTGTTTGCCACCACAGCCAATAAATTTTTGGACACGATAGGCGCTAAAGTTGGCGAAAAAACCATGCGGGCATTGGCCGACGCGGCTATGTCGGCAAAGTCATATGACGAGCTACTGGGAACTTTGCCGGCTGACGAGCGCATAAAGGTGTTGAAGGCTATGCAAGACCCAGCTACTTGGGCGTCCGTGGGGAGGCTTGCGCCGTCCGTCATTCGTGGGGTGGCTGCTGAAACCCCAGAAATGCCTACGAACGCATTGGCTGGCGAAAACGCTAGCCAAAATTTTTTGGCACAATAACTGCACTACCGAGGCTTACCGACCATGTTCTACGTCGTATTGTTGAGACATAACCCATGATGGTCGATCAGCAGGCCAAGCTGGCAGATGCTGCCGCCGCTGTTAGCGGGGTGACGGCGGTAACGTCTTGGGTTATGGACGCGCTGCCCGTGGTGCAGTTGGTGGCGGCCATCGTCGCCATCATTACCGGCGTTTGCGCGTCGATTTATCACATCAAAAAGATACGCGAGATAAACCTATCGTGAAGCCGGGATTCAATATGCAAAAAATGATCGATATGCTGTTTCCGGTACTGCTGGCGGCTGTTGGCTGGCTGTTGACGGAGATCGCATCGTTCAACAATCGGCTCATCTCGATTGAGGGCAAGATGCCGGCGCTTATCACCGCAGAGGGCGTACCGACCGACAGCCCCATCAGCGCAGCAAACCGGCAGAAAGTGAAAGAGGAATTGCTGGACAAGATTTATGACCTGCAACTGCGGGTTAAGCTACTGGAGTCAGCCGACAAATGATGACCCTGCTATCGACGTTGGTGTCGTTCCTGGCTGGCGGCCTGCCTAAGCTGCTGGCGTTCTTTCAGTCAAAGTCGGACAACAAGCACGAGATCGAGATGGCGCGGCTCCAGAATGAACGCGAGCTTGCGTTGGCGGCGCAGGGGTACGCGGCGCAGCAGCGGACGGAGGAGATTCGCTCCGATCAGATCGCCATGCAGACTGAGGCGGCCACCCATGCCGCGCTGCTGAGTCACGATGTCGAGATCGGCAAGGGTGCGTCCCGCTGGATCATTAACCTGCGCGCGTCGGTTCGCCCGGTCATCACCTACATCTTTGTGCTGGAGCTGGTCGCGGTGAACGTCGCCGGGTTCTGGTACGCATGGCAGACCAATGTGCCGTTCGACCTGATGCTGACCAAGATTTTCTCGGATGATGAGATGCAGATTCTATCGTCCATTGTCGCGTTCTGGTTTGGGACTCAAGCGTTCAAGAAATGAACGTCGGGCCGAAAGGCATCGCGCTGGTCAAGCTGTTCGAGGGCTGCCGGGCGAAGCCCTACCGCTGCCCTGCTGGTCTCTGGACGGTTGGTTACGGCAAGCTAATGTACCCGGATCAGGCGCGGCTCAAAATGCCGGAGCGTATGGCCTATCCGCTGCGCGCAGAGGATGACCGGATATTCACAAGGATAGAGATTGATGATCTTCTTGCTCACGAGCTTGGCGCGACTGGTAAAGGCGTGGCCCGACTTTGCCCTGCTGCTGTTGGCAATCAAGGGCAATTCGACGCTCTTGTCTCTTTTGCGTTCAACTGCGGTCTAGGCGCGCTGCAACGGTCTAGCCTGCGGGCGGCGTTCAACCGGGGCGACCTAGAAGCTGCCGCTGACGGGTTTATGAAGTGGACGAAGGTGGCAGGTAAAGAGCTACCGGGCCTTGTAAGGCGACGCACCGCAGAGCGCGCCCTGTTTACGTCTGACGGCTAATCGCGTCCCATATCAGGCCACAATTCGCTAGGGCGTAAGCCACGAAAACCAGCGCCATCTCGCGCCGCCCTTCCAGCCAGTAGCTGACCGCCACGCCAAGATAAATGGCAGTCACGATTGCCAGCAGCCAGTTGCTCACCGGCGCTGCCTAGCCCAAGTCAAATACTCGGCGGCTACTTCCGGCTCCCAGAAGACTTTAACCATATCTGGGTGCTGCTCTGGCAGATTGGGATTGATGACGGTGACAGCACAAGGGCTGAGTGCGTTGTCCCTGAATCCCTTCTCTTTTGCAAACCTATCATAGACTTTGTAAGACGCTACCTTGATCGCGTGCATGGCAATGCCGTGTTGCGGATCTTTCAACACACTATAGGCGCTTTCGTGTTTGTGACCGGCCACATAGATATGATCCCTTGTGCCTAACATCGCCGCCTTCATGGGGCCGTGAGCCGGGTTCCAGATCGAGCTGCCGGCAAAGTCATGGCGGGCATTGACGCGAACCTTGCGTCCACAAGGAAAGTTCAGCTCCAGCCGCGCCTCGGAAGACTTGTACAGCGAACCCTGCTGCCGCGCTATCCATTTGATCGGATCGCCTGAGCCTGACCACGCATCATGGTTGCCGGCGATCATGTAGAGCCAGTCGCAGCGCCGGATAAACCACTCGGCCAGCTTCCATGCCTGCGAGGCGCTGGTAGACTGCTCGCCATAGAGCCGCGCCAGTCTTCCAGCCCAGTTGTTCGTGGTGTCGCCGACGTTTGCAGCGAACATCCCCTCCGTTACCCGGCAAAGGTCGGTATGCCGTTCGAGGGCGGCGATGTCCGTGCCGTCGTCATCAACGTGCGGATCGCCAAAGTGCAAGATGCCGATGGGGCCGCGCAGCCTGACGTTGACGGGAATTAGTTTGCTGGCTTCTTCGTGTTCGCGCTTGTGCCGGAACTGGCGCTTACGCATCTCGACAAGTTGCTCGACTGGAATATCATCGTCTGGAAGAGGCTCGATATAGAACGGTTTTTCTTCTTGTTCCTCTGCTTCGTGGTCGCTTTTCATCTTAGAGAATCGCTTGGAAATCGTAGAGTGATGCATACCGAGATTCCGTGCAGCCGAGCGGATTCCACCGTTAGCTTCAGCGATTGCACTTAATAGGTCTGCATCGCTAATTTTTCGCGTAGCCATTAGAATTCCGTGGTGTCGGTTATCTGCGCCAAGAAGCCGCCAAACGAATCGACAAAAGGCTCATTGGTGCTGAGTTTGCTGCCCATCATGTCAAGGACTGCATGAGTAACCTCATGCCAGAAACAATGCCGTAGCTGCGTTCTGGGCTGGCGCAACAACAATATTTCGTTTCGGCTGTTGTCCCATACGCCAACAGCGTCAGAGTATTGCGCCGGCCATTCCCGCCTAGACAAAATTCTGACCGTTATGCGGTGGTTCAACAGCCGGAAATGGCGGGGTATGCGTTTCATCTTATGCTGCCCGTTTCGGTGTGACGTATCAGCCAATCCAAAAAGACCGCAGCCTTTTTGTATTCTTGAAGGGTGTCGTCCTTGTGGCCGGCTCTGCTCAAGTACTTTAACACCGACAGGCGCAGATAACCCCTGAATTCCTCTGGAGTTGCTTTCGCCGCCATATAATCTATTGCTTCTATACCGCCGTGGGTATAGTGATCTGGGCTGTAAATTTTACTCATGCGACCTTGTAAAACTGTCCGTTTCGTTCAATGACCGTTTGCGACCTGCTGAGAATGCACGGCTGGCACATCCATCTGCGTGACGTTTTGCCGTTAGGTGCGGAGTTCGGGATATGCACCATCTGAATCGCGATGCGACCCATACAATAGCCGCACACTCCTTCCGTGGCTTTTGTCGTTTGCGGTTTTCGTTTTCGCATTATTTGCCTTCCCACTTTTTCCTGCTTTCCTCTGCCATGCGCTTCCAATAGTCGCGTCGAGCGATAGACTTCTGGTGACCCTTGATAGCGCCAGCGGTTACGCGATCAAAATAAGACATGGCCTTTCTCGCATCCTTCTTCTCACGCGCCGCGTTTACCAACGGAACAAACAGCACAGCGCCGCAATACAAGCATTGTGCGTTTTGGAATGGAGTCTCCTTCCCGCATGGCTCGCATGGATATGCTCGCAATGCCTTGCTGCGCGACTTGGGGTGCTGTATGCCGTAGGTCACGACTGCCTCCACATTCGCGAAACATACAAGTGCTGCTTTATCGTTTTGTCCCTGTCGCACGACTTGCACGGCGGCGGCAGATAGCGCCGCATACGCCGCCGGAGTTGCGCCCGGAACGCCCAGTTCAGCAGACTGAGCACCAGCACCCACACGGCAAACATTATTAAAAATTCGTTCATTGCTGTACCCCTTTGTCGAATCGCTTTATCTCGTACAGCGCATCCTGCACCTGCCGGCGCAGCACGAACATAGACGGATGCTGCTCGCGCCGCGCTATCTGAAAAGCCTGCACCGACCGCGCCAGCCAGTCATGTAGCTGCAATCGCATCTCAATATGTTCTTGGTGCGTCATGCGTTGATCCCCAAGCCCGCGTCCAAAAACAACTTGGCTACGCGCTCGTCGCACCCATCGACGTTGTGAAGATCGTATAGCTCCTTGATAAGAACTCGTGCCTGATGCACCGTTTTCATCTCGCCGGAAGTCAACATATAGTCCTGCTCCAACCGGCGCAGCCGCATGAGGATGTTCGTACCCGTATGCACCATGTCCATCACTCCCCAAACACAACTTCTTCCAATAGCTCCTGAACCCCCGGCAACCGATCCAGCCACGCGCCCGTGTCCCGCGCCGACAGCCAGTTGCCGTTCAGATTGATCGACTCAATTGACAACTCTGGGTATTCAGCTTCGCTATGCTGGGTCGCCGGGTAGTATTTGCCAAACGTCTTGTAGGCGCAGGAAATCTCCACGCCATCCAGCCATACAGACTCTTTCGCCATCTCTCGCACCGCCGACAGCCACGCCATATGCGCCTCGTGCTTGGCAATAGAGTCAGCCAAAATATCGGGGATATTGCTCATGGTTACAGTCCTCTTGCTTCATCCAATATTACTTTACGCTCGCGAGCGGCTCGCAGGATACAAAATCTTTGGTGAAGGCGCTGCAAAATTGACAGCCGCTTGGCCCCGGCGCGCTCCTCGTTCAACAGCGCCAGCACTTGTTCCTCGGTCATTAGCCCAAGGTCTTTATTTAGTTGTCGCCAGTTCGTGCTCAATTTTGCTCTCCAGTTGTTTCATTTTGTCGTTCAATCGGAACAATTTACGTTCGGCAGCGTTGTATGCGCGCAACCAGCGATTGCGCTCAACCGACAACGCCTTCAGCTTCGTTTTCCAAATCGTCAACTTACGGCTCACTTCAACTCCTCCATCGCAATGTCGCTAATGGCGCGCTTGTCGTGCAGCGCAGCCCAAATTCGTTCATCAATCGTGTTGTTTGTAAGCAACACATAGCACCATACGTCATGGCGCTGCCCGCTGCGGTGCAGCCGGCCAACCGTCTGTTCGTAAAGCTCCAGCGACCACGGCAGGGACAAGAACGCTATACGGCTGCCGCCGTGCTGTAGGTTCAGCCCGTGGCCCGCGCTCTTGGGGTGTATTAGCAGCAACTCGACCTTACCGGCGTTCCACGCCTCAATGACGCCAGCATCGTCAATCGTCTTGGCGTGCGGGTAGCGCCGCTGCAACTCGGCCAGTTCTTCCACAAAGTTGTAGACCACAATCGTGTTGGCGTGCTGGTTCTCTTGGATCAAGTCGTCCAGCAACTGAAATTTGTGGTCACTAAACCAAACCGCCCGCTTCGTGGTCGTAAACTTGCCGGGCGTCGCGCTGGGCGTCGTAGCTGAGTCATACACGAACCCCGCAGCCATCTGCTGTAATTTGCCCGTGACCGCAGCGGCGTTCGCCGCAACGGCCTGCGCGGTGCCGAACTGCACCACGAAATCCCGGCGCATTGTTTCGTATGGCTTGCGATCCGGCATATCGCAGCGCAACTCGACCGTATGCAAGGGCGGCAGGGTGGTGCTGTACTGGCCCGGCTCCAGCACATAAGTGGCCGGCTTGATGCGCTGCATTACCGCCTCCAGCGCCCCCTTGCGCGGTGCCCAGTCGCCATAGTCGCGGTTGATGCAGACAAAATACTGCTGCAAAAACGCGCCCTTGCTGCGCCCCAGTAGCCCCTGATCGACAATCTTGCATTGCCCGAAACAGTCCTCCAGCCCGTTGCTAGTGAAACTGCCGGTCAGCCCCCATCGGATACGCATGGCGTCGATGATCTTGGCTAACGCTTTGAATCGCTTACCGCTGGGGCTTTTAAGCCGCGTTAACTCATCAAACACCACGGCGTCGAAGTTCAGGCGCTGCGCGCAGAGCCATTGCAGATTGTCGTAGTTCGTCACCACAACTTGCGCCTTAGGATCGTGCAGGGCCGCGTCGCGCTGGGCCGGCGTACCAACCGCCACAACCAGCTTCAGCCCCGGCGCCCATTTGGGTGCCTCGACCGGCCAAACGTCCGTGCAGACTCGCTTGGGAGCCAGCACCAGAAACCGCTTGGCAACACCGTTTGCCAGCGCATCGCGCATGGCGGTGAGCGTGATGGCCGTCTTGCCAGCGCCCACCGGAGCCAACACCAGCGCCCGGTCATGCTCGTAAATGAAGTCGGCGGCAGTCTCTTGGTACGGGCGCAGCTTCATAGCTCAGACACCCAGAGGTCGATCATTTCACGCGACCATAGGCAAGCATATTGCTGGTTCAATCGGCGCATTTCACCTGCAAACATCTTTTGCAATGGTGACAGCCGGCCTCGCGGCGCCTTCAACTCAATGAACCATGTAGTACCATTCGGCAGGCACACTATCCTATCGGACACGCCGCGCTGGTTAGGCGACTTGAACTTGTATGCCGCGCCGCCCAACCGCAAGACGTGCCAGACGAGGTAGCGTTCGATTTCGCTTTCCTTCATGTCGCCTAATATAGTTGGTCCAAAACTTGTTGACAAGCCCCTTTGATGCGGTATGCTACCCGCCTCAACAGTTAACTGGAGTCCAGTATGCAGCACAGTAAAGTAGTCGGCGGCAGCACCGCCAAGCGCGTCATTAACTGCCCCGGCAGCGTGGCGTTGGTCGCGCAGATGCCTCCCCAAGTCCAGAGCCAGTACGCCGCCGAGGGCACGCTGTTACACGGCTGCATGGAGGATTTGCTGGCCGACGCCGAGTTTAAGCACGTCGTCCTGCAAAACAAGTTGACCGACGAGCAGGCCGACAAGCTACAATTTTGCCTCGACGCCCTCGATGACATCGACCCCGCGCAATCAATGGTATTTAACCAAGAGGTGCAGGTGTCATTCGAGGGCGTCAAAGGATTAGAGGGCGTCTTTGGCAACGTCGATCTGATTGGCCGTCTGGCTAACCGCGTCATCATTCTCGACTGGAAATTCGGTGACGGCGTGATGGTCGATGCCGAAGAAAACGCGCAGGGGTTGTTCTACGCCGCTGCCGCCATGAAAACCGGCAGTCTGGACTGGGCGTTTAAGGGCGCTGATGAAGTCGAAATCGTCATCGTGCAGCCGCCGTTCGTGCGGCGGTGGGTGACGACGCTCGACCGGGTGGCTGCGTTCCAAGCCGAACTGGTACGCGCCGTCAAGCAGGCGCGCAAGCCTGACGCCCCTCTAGCGATTGGCGACTGGTGCCGCTGGTGCACCGCGAAGCCTATCTGCCCGCAGATGACCGGCGAAATCGACCGGACTGTCCATGTCGCGCTGGAGATGCTGTCGCCCGAGAAACTGGGGCAGGCGCTCGATCTGGCCGACAAGTTGGAGTCGTTCATAGCAGACGCCCGCCGGCTGGCGCAGCAGCGGCTTGAGAAAAGTATGCCCGTGCCGGGGTATAAACTTGTTGCCAAGCGCGCGATACGCCAATGGCGCGATGACAACGAGGCAGTAGAAAGATTATTGGCCCTTGGGCTTGATGAACGTGACGTGTTCAAGCCTATGGAGCCTGTCAGCCCTGCTCAGGCAGAGAAGGTGCTGAAAAAGAGCAAGCTGGCATTGCCCGACGATTTGGTCGTGGCGGTGTCGAGCGGCAGCACGTTGGCACCGGAGAGCGATCCCCGGCCCGCCGTGCTCAATATCGGGATGCAGTTATCTGCCGCCCTTTCTAAACTTCACTAGGAGTAAAAGTCGTGTCTAATGTAATCAAGTTCTCTGGTAGCAATCTGCCCGCCGTGTCCAGCCTGTCTACCGCGCTGCGCTCGCTTGAGCGCGACGTTGGTAGCGCAGGTGTTGTCATCCTGAAGATGGACAAGACCGGGCATTGGGTGTATGGCGCGGATCAGACCGAGGTAGAGGAATCGTCTACTTGGGCTGTCAATCCGTTCTCGTTCGTCCACGGCTTTATTGCGTGGGGCGACGGCGAGGTGCTGGGCGAGAAGATGGTGTCGGTGTCGCAGCCGCTGCCAGAACTTGACCCCGCGCCGCCAAACTCCAAGAAGGGTTGGGAGACTCAGGTTGGCATGAGTCTGAAGTGCATGACCGGCGAGGACAAGGACATGGAAGCGCGCTATACGACCACTTCGGTCGGCGGCAAGCGGGCTGTGCAAACTTTGGCGCTGGCGATTGCAGAGCAGGTTGAGAAGGATCAGTCGAAGCCTATCCCGGTGGTGCGTCTGCGTAAGGATCATTACGCGCACAAGTCCTATGGGAAAATCTTTACGCCTGTCTTTGATGTTGTTGAGTGGATCAGCGTCGATGGTGCATCGGAAGATGCGCCGGAAGCCGCCGAGGCACCGGCAGCACAGGAAGCCCCGCGTCGTCGTCGCCGCGAGGTGTAACCAACCGGGCGGGGGCCGCAAGGCTCCCGCCTTTTTTCTTGGAGATTGCCATGACCGCCTACGAAGAACTGTGCCACTTGTTGTATGACTACAACCAAGCGTTTAGAAAACGTGATGAAAAGTCGCTGGACAAAATTATGGACGACATAGATGTCGCCGTTAAAAAGCTGAAATCTGAAACCAACGCCTCGCTGATGATGGCTGTACAGCACAGCCTGACGCTGCAATGACGATACTGTGGGTTGACTTTGAGACACGCAGCCGGTGCGACCTGCCGGCCAAGGGCGTGTACAACTACGCGCAGGACGCCAGCACCGAGGTGCTATGTATGTCCTATGCGTTCGATGATGAGGACGTGGTGACGTGGCGACCGGGCGAGGTGTTCCCCGAGCGCGTGCGCCAGCATACCGGCCAGATACGCGCCCACAACGCCGCCTTTGAGCGGCTAATGTTCTGGTACGTCCTACAGGTCAACTTCAAGCTGGAGCAGTTCTACTGCACCGCTGCACAAGCCCGCGCTAACTGCGCGCCGGGCAGCCTTGAGGACGTTGGCCGGTTCGCCAGCGCCAGCATGAAGAAGGATCATCGAGGCGCGCAGTTAATCCGGCTGCTGTCGCTGCCGCAGGCCGACGGCAGCTTCCGCGAGGACGCCGCGCTGCTGGCCGAGATGATCGCCTACTGCGAGCAGGACGTGCGCGCCATGCGCGTAGTGTCCAAGGCGATGCGCGAGCTATCGCCGGAAGAACTGGGCGACTACCACGTCAACGAGCGCATCAATGACCGTGGGGTGCTGGTGGACGTTGGCCTGTGCGCCGCCGCTGTCCAGTACGCCACCGAGGAGCTAATCGAGATCGAGGAGATCGTCGCAGACGTGACCAAGGGCGACGTGCCAACCGTGCGCTCGCCCAAGATGCGCGACTGGGTGCTGGAGCGCGTGGGCGACGAGGCCAAGAAGCTGATGACGGTCTACAAGGATGGTGAAAAGAAGTTCAGCATCGACAAGACCGTGCGCGCCAACTTGCTGACGCTGGCCGACGAGAACCCCGACGAGGTGCCGCCCGACGTGGCCGAGGTAATCCAATGCGCTGATGACCTGTGGGCGTCCAGCGTTGCCAAGTTCAGCCGGCTGGCTGAGTTGGCCGACGAGGAGGACGAGCGCGTCCGGGGCGCGTTCGTGTTCGCTGGCGGGAGCGCGGCAGGCCGGGCGCCGAGCTACGGGGCGCAGGTTCACGACTTCACGCGAAAGGTCACCAAGGCGCCCGCCGAGGTG